TGACCTCCCCACTTTATGTATCCTCTCACCGCCATGAGTAGGAATACGATACATATACTCGCGAGCGCCCAATCTGACCGGCTATAGGCGTTGGCGATCCAAGCACCCTCTCCGGCGATAGAAAAAAGAAAGGCATTCCGACGTTTATCCGTAATGCCCCAGAGCCCGGCGACGATAAGGATATTACCAATCCAGCTAAGATAAACCAACGCTTCACCTCATGTCTCCCCAAGATTTACCGACCTTGGCCTCGGTTTGGATCGTCAGAAACTCGCCCATCCCCCATTTTGGATCTAGGGGCAACTCGGGTATGGGCGCCTCCATAACTCGCGCTGAGACCTCCAAGCATGTAGCCACTGCTGCCTCGACGCATTCGCCGAGAATGGAGTCGTGGATGAGGAGTCTGAGCGTCTCCCCGACCTCTTGGAAGTCATAGAAGATCCTCTTGGCGGCTTTCTTGATGATCGCCGCCGCCGTGGACTGCGGGAGGAAGCTGACGAGTCGCTTGGCGTCCTCCCCGAACGACCAGATCCACTCATTGTTGATCTTCTCCCAATCTAGGACATTATAAAAGTGGTGGACGTATCCGAATGGGTTTTTTGCGTAGCAGACTCCAAGAGTCCAGGGATCGATAGAATCTCCCTGTGCAGCGTCTCCAGTTCGTCGCTTGGTCCCGTCAACTCGAACCGCAAGGTCCCGATGCCATCGACGGATCGCAGGGAACAGTTCAAAATACAACCCCTGAAGCCGAGCCGCCGACTTGGTGTCTGGGAAAGACTCCGGAAAAAGTTCATGCATCCTCCTGGGGGACATCATGTAATTCGAGCCGTGGACGACCCTCTTGGCGTTGTCTCGGAGATCCTTGTGGCCAGATTTTATCTCTCTAAAATAACCCCTAAGATCCCCCTCAGACCATGAAAGATCAGCAGGCCGACCAAGCATGTGTGATGCCAGGTAATCGTGGACCCCAAGCTTAGCGAAACGAATGTAGGAGGGATCGCCCGCAAAGTAGCCCACAAGGACAGCCTCAATAGCTGAGAAGTCACGCTCCCAGAAGATGGACCCCACAGGGGCCACAAAGATTTCTTTAACCCACTTTTCGACATCGGATCCAGCTCCTCGGGGGATGTTCTGGAGGTTAGGGTCAACCGACGAGAGACGTAGCGAGGACGGGTTGTGTGTAAAAAGGGTGTGGATCCTCCCGTCAGGGCCAACTGGCATTCCTCCCCTAACGAGCAAGATAGCCTCTCACCGCGTCCATCCATTGAGTATTTTCTAGTCTACCCACCCCAATGTTACAACCTGTGCAAAGAAGTCCTCGAATTTGTCCTGTCGCATGGTTGTGGTCTACAGCAAGGCATTTACCTGATGCCTCAGGCCGTTTACAAATCGCACAAACGCCACCCTGTCCTGCTAACATTTGAGCGTAGTCGTCGAGTGTTAGCCCAAACAGGCGCTTCAGCGCAGACTTACGTAAATAGCCTAAATAGCGACTACGATTCCTCGTCCGCCATACTCGCCGTGTAGCCAAGGCACCGGGAGTCTTGTCATAACAACGACGACACAGATCTTGAGCGTAATACGGTTGTTCAGGATGACAACTTGGAGGTTTCCTGTGCTGGATATCCAATATAAGTCCCCGCAACTTTCTGAAGCTGACGAAACTGAAGGATGAGTGGATAAAGTATATCATCCGGGTATTTTAATGTCAAGTCCTTGATTTGGCGTTCTCCGAAACTGACTTTTCTAGTTCGGGTTTTTCTATCAAAGACTGTTGGAAGCGGTCTCCCAATGACCTCGTGATAGTGTCTGAGCTGGAGGCCGCTCGGAGCAAACTCAGCGAGGCGATAAAATTCCTCAACCCTTTCCTCTGTTTCCCTAACTCCCGCATCAGCACAGGGGTTAAACTTTTTGACAGTCCGCTTGAAATGGTCTGCTCGAGGCCTCTCAGCGCCGCAGACAGCGCACCTTCGTATGAGTCGAGTTCCTTCTCTAACTTGGAGGCCGTCAGTGTTCTTGGGTGTAGATTTGTAGACATGCTCAATTCGTCGTGCCCCGAGGGGGACACTTGCCTCCATTTTAACTCTAGTTTCCCGTAGCATCTCGTCCAGCTTCCCTGCACGGTCGGCTCGAATCTCGAGGTCAACTGGCATTCCCTTCTGATGCATGTGGACCAGAATCGGCTCGAGGTCCAGAACGTCGCGTTGGTAGACCTCCCATAGTCCTGTCCGGCGCAGTTCCCCCTCGATCTCAACCATCGACCTCAGCTCGACATCAGCATCCGTCGCATTGTAGAACGCAGGCTTCGATCCGGATAAATGCTTCCAACGGGGTTGGTAAGGACAGGTGAACGTCGCGACAAAGCCAAGGCGTTTTGGGAGGTCAGAATGTAGGATGTGCCAGGCGACCATTCCGTCGTGGATCGTCCCTGCAATATCCGTTCCAGCTCTCCTAATTCGTGGGACATCAAACCCTGCGTTCCAAACGACCTTACTTCCAGGGGACCCCAGGAGTAGTGATATGGCGGCGCGGTATTCAGGGCTCCACGGAAAAGAGATCGCCGAAAGGCCCTGATAGGAAAATCCGATTCGATCGATATGCCACGTCGCATCTGGAGCGTCCTCGTCAGGGTCGTTAGAATCCTCGTCCTCGTCTTTACCGGGAGTCTCAATATCGAATGCAAGATACGTGCCAGGGTTGAGGTCCAGCCACGACCTGTAGCTTTTAGCCCAAGCGTATGCTTCTGCCGGGCTAGGATCAAGGCTATACGATAGGACCTGAGGAGGAATCCCCTCGCGAGCGACCTTGACAGCCTTTTGGAGGTCATTAATAAACGCCGCGCTCCACTTCGACTGACCTCGCTGAATAAAGGAAGGATGGACAGTTGATAGGATGTGGAAACCATTCCCATCTTCGAGGTAACCTCTCGTCGAGAGAATCCCTTTCCTTCCTGTAAGCGCACTAAGTGCCACATTGCCCATCGGGACAACCACTTTGGAGCGGTAAAGCAGATGCCCCCAATGGGCAGCTTTACAGTGAGCGACGGCTGGTAGCTCGTAGATCTCGCCCTCGAGCTTGTTGTCAGGAGGCCTGCACCAAGCGGAATTGACGATATCAAATCTGGCCCGATCCAGACCGGCCCACGCGATGAGGCGGGAGAGCCTAAAACCTGCCCTACCGACAAACGGTTTTCCTTCATTTGCCTCGTCCTCTCCGAGGGCTTCCCCGAGAAGTGTCACACCGTAGCCGTGTTCAGCGAGGGACGGGTTCATAAAACCCGTCCCGATGGAATAGAGCGGACACCCGACGCAGGAAGGAGGCTTAATTAACATCTAGGCGTCCCCACTGGTCGGCTAGCGCTTCAGCGATTCCTCGATAAGTCCTTCCACGTTCTTTGGCGCGGTTAGGAGACGGCCCCAGCTTGTTCTGGCCTGTCGGCGTCGGGTTCCCCCAGATCTTTCGACCCTCAATAATCCGAGGTTCCACGTAGAGAGTCGAGGTCAACTTGGGGAGATTCTTCAACCATAAACAGGTTTTCTTACTCGCATCCTCTCCAAACTGGTAAGGCTGGATGATCTGATCAGGCTTACGAATCCTCGAGCTAATGATACTAACCGGATTTTCCAACGCGATTTTAGCCACAGGCGCATCGAGTAGAAACCGCACAAACTCCAACGCAGCGGCCTGCTCAGCTTGTTTATTCTTGAAACACCACGCGCCGCTGACCGCGATATGTGTGCAAGGGGGATGGGCGATCATCAGGTCATAAACCGAGAGATCCACCTCTCTAATGTCACCTTGGATGTGCGGCCCCTCGGCTTCAGTTGGGAGAATATCACAACTTATCGCGTCGTGACCTCGACGCCGGAAAGCGTCTCGGACCACACCGCTGAACTCACAGGCTACGATGACTCTCAAAGTCTGTGCTCCAACAGGACGAAGGTATCGTTATGCGATCCACCGTGGTTAACCAACAACAATTCATCTCTCTCGAAGCCTCTACCACTGGACATCCCGGTCGAGTTCCAGCCGAGGGAGATGACTCTGCCGGTTGGTCGGAGGACATACTCAACCACATCCCTCGCGTGGGTCACCCTCTGGGCACGCTTGGAATTGTAGGAGACAACCGCCTGATGAGCAGAGTAAGGAGGATCAAAAACAACAGTGTCATACCTCCCTTCAGAATCAATCCAGGCAGCGAGATCAAAAGCATCCCGATTAAGATCACCATCCCGAAGAAGGGCAGGATTAAGATCATTATGAATGGCTCCGTTCAGCCTGACGACGCCCCCAAAAAGATTCAGCACATCCCCTCGAAGCCTCGCCTCGATCCAGGATCGGGTCTTGGGCATCTGGAAGGTCCACTTTCGGGGCATCTCGAAGATTCTTTCAATGGTCATTGTTTGATCCTCCACCTGAGGATCATCATCAGGATCGACAACACGATCCCCGCGCCGATGGCGTGCAGGAGGACGATCATTGAACCCTCCCTTCGTGGAAATACATCCCGGTCCAGTTCAACACATTCTGGATAAATCTCTCCTCCTCGGCCTGAGGAAGTGGTCGCTTGGGGGCCATTAGGCGCCCAAACGTCAGGGCCAGCGCCGCGATTCCGGTCGGCATGTCGATGTCCTCATCCTCCAAAAACGTCAAAAGGTCGTAGCTCAACTCACGAGCTTCCTCGTGGTCAAACTCGACCTTTGTGATTGAAGGGAGGACAACGGGGGGAGTGTTAGGCGGGCCTCCCCCATCCTCGTTGTCATCGTTCATTAGCGGCTCTGCGAACGGGTGGAGTCCTGGAAATACTTCACGCGCGGATTCGCAAACAGGACCTCGGACTGGATGGTGCGGGTCCCGGTAATCACACCCTTTGAGTCGCGCTCGGTGACGACATCTCCAGCGCGGAGGATGGACTTTTTCTGACCTGGCCGCTCGGGGTCGTCGGGGAAGTTAATAAATCCACGGACCACCTCTCCGGTGTCCTTGTTTTTCGCTTCCCAATCGAGCGTGAACGGGATCGCTCGGCCATTGATCGACTTGACCGAGGCGATATACTCCGAATTGGTCTGCGGCTTGGCTTGAAGTCCAGCCGCCTTGAGGAACGAGCCGAGCTTGTTGGGGTTACCCTTGACAGGCTCGAGGGCACCCGTCTCGCGGTTCTTGCGCTGGAACGGGCGCGTCGAGGCCCAAGTGCGGACCCTGACGCCATCGTAGGATCCAGCTCGGGTCAGACTCAGATCCATCTGAAAGTTCAGATAACCCTCATCTGCGTCGGTCTGCTTGGCCTCCTTTACGACTCCATAGTAAACAATCGCCTTGCCGTCCTGACCGACTGCCGGAGGCGGGGCCTGATACTTGGAACCGCTAAATGCCGAGTCCCAATCGAGCTGTTCGGGTTCCTTGAGGTTCTGCTGTGCGATGTCGTTAGACATTCTGTTTGAGTCTCCTCTAGTTTTAGCGGACGGTTATCGTCTCGCTAGAGTCCTAACTCCTGTTTGATCAGATCATCAGCCTCCTGTTGTCCCTCTTCGATTAACTCCAGGGCGCGTGAGATTGACGCAGGCTCGATCACAGCCGGAAGAGGTTTGACTCCAAGGGGATATCTAGCGTTGCCGAAGCTGTGACCTAGGCCTGCGAGTTCTGAGTGTTCGGTGAGATATAGCCGATGGATCGGCTCCGCACCATCCTGAGGAACGCTAGCAATTCGGAACGTGTATCTAAACCATTTGGGAATCGCCGCTGTAAGTGCCTTTCCAGCCAACTTAGGTCCGAGAATAGGAGTCCGATCCTGTTCCTCTCCCCGATGGACAGCGAAAGTCCACAGGACATCAATGCCTCGTCGAGTGAGCCATGTTGACTTCCAGATGGCATCCAACATGAAGCCCTGGACGAC